AAAACTCTTTTTTTTTGATAGAATAGAATCCGGAAATGGAGATGGGGACGTGGTGAAGTTGGTTATCATGCCGGTCTGTCACACCGGTGGCCGCGAGTTCGAATCTCGTCGTCCCCGCCAACTCTTAGCTCCTCATAAAGAGGAGTTTTTACTATGGGGCAACGTAGCCAAGTGGCCTAAGGCGGCGGTCTGCAAAATCGTTATTCGGGGGTTCAAATCCCTTCGTTGCCTCCATTCTGAGCCAACTAAAACTGTTGGTAATTTTTAAGAGATAACCACTCTGCATAAGAGTGGTTATTTTTTTATTTAGTTATATATATAAATAATTGACTTGCTCCAACACCTATAGTTATATAAAATAATTTTTCTATTATAGATAATGAATTATAAGACTCTATCTTTTTATAATTATTGATTTGATCTTCTAAGTTAGATATCAATTTATTCTTCTCTTCTATTATTTCTTTTGTTTTTTCTCTTTCAGAATTTAGAGAATTTTCTAACATCTTTACCTGGTTAGCTAAATTACTATTTTCTTCTTGAAGATCTTTTATGTAGTTGGCCAAAATTATTAAATCTGAATTAGTAATGAGATAACCATTACCTGTCTTTTTTAGATTTTGAAGATTTAGATCTTTTGAGAATATCATCAATGAAAGAAGAAGCAGCAGAACTATTATCAATTTTTTCTTCATCTTTTTCCTCCTTAGATTCTTTAATTTTATTATTGTTTTCTTCTACAAGTTTTTCATATTCTTTCTCTTTACTCTCCGATTTTTCTTTTTGAAAGTAAATGTTCTCTTCTTGTTCTTTTATATCTTTCTTAGTCTTTTTGCTTCTGAAAAATAAAAAAACTAAAACTGAAATTACTCCAGAAAGAAAAATATAAAAATACTTTTTAATTTTTGCCCACATTTGAAATCACACCTTTTTGTGCAACATTTCCTGCTGTATAAATTCCTGCTGCTACTGCTATAATAGGTAAACCTATAGAATCACTAATTTTTTCAAACCATATAAATACAAAAATAGTAATTATTATTGCAAAATTTAGCCAAAATTTTCTAGATTTTAGCTTTCCCATAAAAAACACGTCCTTTCATTATTAGACCTCTTTATGAGGCCTTTATTTTCGCATTTTTAAAACTTTTTCGATTAATCATATTCAGAGTATCAAAAAACTCTATATGGCCAATTATGAAGCAAATAAGAGGTTTAAGAAATAATCTCAAAAAATGTATGTTTAAAACCCTTGATATTTACTTTTTTGACTGGATAAACCGTTTTTGGATCTCTACCGGATAAATTAAAAAAGAAAATATTTCTAAATTCAGGATGTTGATGATACATTTTTTCAGCAATGTTTATTGCTTCAATACTTTCTTCAAGAGCTACTTTTTCTAAAGAATTTGAAACTTTAAAATCTCTTTTCCAACCGTGGTAATCTTTGAAAATAGAATTAAATCTAATTTCTTTTTGTTTTATTCTGTTTATTAAAGTAAGAGCAATTAACACTTTTTCTTCAAAAGAACAACTTTCTCCTTCTCCCATTACTATAATGGCCATTTTTTCTTTGTCAAGAGTTTCTATCTGTTTGAATTCTTTTATTCCTTGTTTTATGAATTCTAATAACATGTTTTAACCTCCAAAAATTGTATAAAGAAAAGCAATAAGAGTTATTATATTTGTACTTATTAAAGCTATAACCCACCTTCCTACTTTTTTGTAAATAATATCTCCCACGATTTTTTCCATAAGCTCATTTTCTTGTTTGAGCGTTTCTATAGTTCTTTTTGGAATGTAACCGTTTTTCATTTCTGATATAAAATCATCTAATTTACCGTCTATTTTGTCTAACTTTTCGTCTAATTTATCTAATCTTTCATTTTGATGTTGTTGAATAATGCGTTGTTCTGTATCTTTCATTTGTAGATCTTTTATAGTTTCTTCGTACTTACATTCCTGCATCTATATCCCACCTTTTTTTGCAAATTTCTATAAAAAAAGAAGCCCGTTAAGGCTTCTTGATTGTTTTGTTTATTTTATATGAGTTAAAGTACCGATATCGGTTATTGTTGTATTTCCAGAATTGTCAATTATTTTTATATAGTAGTTCCATGTGCTTGGTGGAGTTGGATCAGTTAAAAAATAACTCATAGGTTTATTTGTACTCCAATCAAATGTCATTAATTCATTTTCAAGATATATTGTTCTTGGTTCTTCAAATTTTCCGTATTCATCTATTCTTGTAAGTTTTATCAATGCTTCTTTTACCCCTGACGGCTTTTCATCTATTTCAAGAGTTAGAGGTGATGCCATATCTCCTGTTTCTTCTAAACTATAATTATTCTTAACTATTATTGGATCTGCCGTATCACTTATAGATTTAGTTTTAAATTCACCTAAGCTATCACCATAAATAATTTTATCTTCTATAAATATTTTTCTATTAAATTGTGTTCCAGGATTAATGTTAGTAGCCTCGAAAGTATATTTTGTATTATCAGAGTTTGGATTACCTATAAACGTTTTGTTCCAATCGTTTTTTCTTATAAGCATCTTTACATTATCATTTGGAACAGGATAATCAGAATCAAAGATAACTTTAAGCAAGACTCCTGTATTTTCTTCAATTGTTTCAATGCTTTTTATTTTCGAATTCTCTAAATTTTGCTGATTTGTACAACTTAATAATAACAATAATAAAAAAACAATTAACCCGATAAAAATAAATTTTTTCAAATTGATCGCCCCTTATTTGTATTTTATGCATGCATATTGTACCATATTTTAATTTTAATATTAACTAATATCCTACAACTACATATTCAATGTCTGCTTCTGCTGATTGTTTAACATCTCCCGTCCATACATTTGTTAAATATGCCGTATAAGATGGGTTTTGAGCAGTTTTTGTTTCTTTTTCATAAGAAATAGAATTTGATTTAAAAGCGCCATAAACTATTACATTAGGGGTAAAATCAACTCTTTTCAGTAATATCGATTTTACCAATGATGAATTTTTATAAACATAAGCATATAATTCTGATGAATAACCATCACTATTTTCCTCTTTTATTCTAACCTCAATTGTTCCTTGTAAATATGGACTGAAAGATATAGTGTAATTATCTGTAGCATAGTTAGGCTCATTATGTACAGTTAGATATTCAAAGTAAATTTTAATTTCTCTTATTGAATAAGCTCCAGTAAAATTACCTAAATTTATTTTTCCAATATCAACTGGAGTTCTTGAACTAGTAGCGTCTTTAGAATGCCAAGAAGTTGATATTGAAGGGTTGATATTTTTTAGCTTTGTCATTGAGCCACCACTCTCAAAATTTACAGTAATGTTTTGAGTGGTAACTAATGTTGATGAATCTACACTTGATGATTTATTAACGGTAATTGTAGCTGTTTGCGAAGCCCCATAATCATATATAAATTCCAAATCTGAATAAGTTACTCTGGCTTTTACTACATTTAACATGTTAGAGACTAAAGTAAAAGTGCTATCTGATGAAATATAAACTGAGTCACTTTTTTCTACGTTAGTATTAGATACTACTGTGTAAGCATTAATAACAAAGCCAGAAGCATTTTTATTAGTTACATTTTGAGTTAGATATCTTTTCTGTTGTGCTTGAAAATTTTCATCCCAATATTTAAATTTCACTGCATTTAAAATAACATTATACGACTCTCCTGAAGTAGCATTAGGATTTAGAGTGATAGCTTTTTGTGTTTCGTTAGAATTAAAACTAACTATACCTCTTTGTAAAATAGAAGGTATTTTTTTCACTTCTCCGCCTATTAGTCTACTTAGTCCAGTACTTCCATCTAATCTATATCCGTCAGTAGTCGTACCAACTTGTATATATTTATTAGCTTCTAAAATAAGAGAAGATAGTTTATCTGCTGTTATAGTGCCGTTGACTAAAGCATCACCTAATACCTCGAACATTGAAGCAATTACTTGTATTTTCCCATCACTTATAAGTAATTCAGTATTTCTAAGCACTTCGCCTGTATCCATATCTTTTGCAACTACTCTTTGAGATATTTCATCTGAATGCTGTGTAATCGTAGATAAAACTTTTTCGTAAGGCTGCCAAGTTTCTGTATAACCCTCTGGAGCTAATCCATTTACTTTATCAAAGATGGAATCACTCCAATAAGCTATTGCTCCTTCTGGGACACTTAAAGCATACTTATGCTTTATTCCTTCTACTGTGCTTGATATCTCATCTGCGTTTTGAACAATAGCAGAGATACTATTTTCTACACTTGTACCATTGCCATCTACGTCATCTAATCTTTGAACTGTAGAACTAATTGAAGTAGCGTTTTGTGTAATTAATGATGAATTAGAAGATATGTTTCCTTCATTTGTATCTATTCTTGAAACAGCTGCGGTTATACTGTCTGCGTTTTGAGTTATTTGCGTTGAATTACTTGATATGTTAGTGGAATTACTTGATATATCCGTCTCTGCTGTGTCTAACCTTGTTCCATGACTTGAAACAGTTGTTTGAATAGAATTTGCTGTTTGTTCTAAAGTAGAAATATCTGTTTCGGTTGTATCAACTCTGGCTACAACATTTGTAATACTATCAGAGTTTTGTTTTATTGCTGTATATTGATTTGTTGCTCCTGGAGCTGAATTTAATATTCCAACCATAGAAGTTATATTATCAGCATTTTGAGTTATTTCTGAAATCAAAGTTTCTGTTTCACCAAGGTTATTAATTCCAGTCTTAGTTACTAATTGGGTGATACTATCAGCATTTTGAGTTATCTGAGTTGCATTAGTTGAAACGCTTGTATTTAAACTTGTAATATCTGAATTAATTGTATCTATATCTGTGTTTATATTTGTTATATTTCCGTTTATGTTATCAATAGCTTCTTCCGAAGCAGCTTTTTTTTCTGTAGTAAAACTTCCAGTTGTACTAGTAGATTCATTATCAGAATAGTCAATTGAAAGAATTGAATAATTATAAGTTGTTTCTGGTTGTAGTTTATCTATATAAATATAATTATTAGAAAATGTATAAGTTTCTGTTCCAATTGTCAATCTATATTCTTTGAAATCTTGTTCCGTGTTTTGAGTGAGTTTAAAAACTACCCCTGCATAATTTGGTGAAATTTCTAGAATTTTTGGTTTAGCTGGAGCTGTAGAGTCCTTTGCTGTTGTTACGTTCAAAATATTAGCAAACAACGAAGCATTCCCTTCTGCATCTAAAGCTCTAACCCTTGCATACACAGTTATATTCCCTTGTACTTCTGCTTGAGCAAGATTGTCTTTAGATTGTATAGAATTCCAATTTATTTGGTCGTAGCTCCATTGAAATTCATAACCAATAAGGTCTGTTTCTGTGTTTTCATCACAACTCATTTTTATAACTGACCTTTTGTTTAAATACTGTGTTTGTAGAGAAAAATTAGTCGGTTTTGCTGGTGCATTAGAGTCGAGAAAATCTGTCTTTTGTTTCTGATCTTCTACATCACTTTTTAGTTCTTCCACTTCGCCTTGAATAAAATCAATTTGATCTCCTGTTCCAGGAGCTGCTCCTGTATTTATTTTTTCATATTCTTTGTCGTTTATATTGAATACTACGTCTTTATATTCTGTTATTGTGATGTTTGTTTTATATGTAGATCCTTCGACTTTATGATTAACTGAATTGACTATAAAAGTACCGTTTGATATCCCTTTTTCTGGTAAAGTAAGATTAATCAAATTCCCAGCATAAAGTTCTGGGTAGAACTCATTAAGCGATAATTCAAATACAATATCTTTTGATATCAAGTTTTCTGCTACATCTGCTATGTTAGAAAGCATTGCTTTAGTTCCATAGAAAGATTTGATTGAATATTCTTTGTCTGGAAAATCTGTATTGTTTACTTTTATAAGATTTTCTAAAGATACTTTGTTTATTTGTCTACCATCTAATTTAAGAGCATCTATAAGAATATCTATACTTGTATTTAAGTTTTCTATTTCTAAGATTAATTTGTCTGGTCTTATATCAAATTTGTTGATCTTTATATTACTGTCTGAATCATTTAAGCTGAATGCACTGTCATAAGCTATACCTTGAGTGTTTGGTGATGAATAACTAATAAAAACTGTATCAGCTACATCTTTGGCGAAATCTGATTTATACTCAAATTCAAATGTTTGTACTTGTCCTGGACTTATTGTTCTGTTTTCATCATCTTGTAGTTCAACGCTTATTATTTTAGAGATATCTGTGTCTATCTTATAGCCCTCTGATTCTACTTTTATCTTGTTGTATTTCTGTTCTCCAAGAAGCTCGTATCCTTGAATTTGGTTAGAATCAATCGAAAGAGCTATATCTGGATCATAAAAGTTTTCTATTTTAGTTCTGTATATGACTTTTCCTTCTGGAGTGACAGAAAACCTTGCTTGAGTAGCTTTAATAATCTTTAAAATATTTCTCCATACAGTTGCATTTTCTTCTGTTATATACACTTCAAAAGGAGTTGTAAGAGATTGAAAGTCTTGATTTTCTACTGCTATTCCTGCTCTTATTAGCAAGTCTGAAACTATACTTTCTGGTGTGTAGTTTGGATATAATAAAGGATATGTAAGCTCTTTATTAATCGCATAATGCAGAATATCTTTAACGACTATCTCTGCTTTTTTATGCTTTTCTGTTATTCCATTCTCGGGCTTTATCCCAGTAAAAAGAGGTATCTCGATTTTGTCTGTTGTTGTTTTATACACTTCTAATATTATTTTTATTTCCCATTCTTTTGATAAATAAGCTTGTTCTATAGTTCCGTTTAATTTACCAACACTTGTATCAAAAACGTAGTTATATTGAGTTTTAGTGAAAGCATTATTTTCATTTTTTACTGTTATTTTTGCATTGTCAATAGCAGGGTCTTCAAGCAGTTCTATTTTGTTGTTAGTAGTTATCTTTTGTACGTATTCACTTATATCATAAAAGTTTGTGCCATCTATCTTTGCTAAAACTATTATCTTTTTATTCCGTGTTGGTTTTCTTATATATTCTAAAAAACTATTGTCATAGCTTATAGGAGGAAACATATTATCACCTCAGTTCTATGCGTATAATCAGTCTTATACGCACTCATAAGTTTGTATTAAATGGTTTCTTCGCTTCGTACACTTCTTGTATATATTCATCTGTCCATATAACACTACCTGCATCATCTTTGTATTTGCCTATGAATAAGTTGGAAAATAATTGAGAGCGATTTTCATAAACTTCATTAAACCATATATCATCGTTTATTGATGGGCTACCAGAAACATATAAATTAGCAAATACATCTCTTTTTAAAATTCCGTCATAATAAACTTTGTGTTCTCTATATATTTCATTTGAACTTTCATTTATTACATTAAATACAAATACTATATTATGCCATTTTTCTTCAAAATTGCCTTTAGTATCTAAAACATTTATATTATGCCCAAACCCAAGGAAGGGAGCAGAGATTCCTAAATGACCATCTTGTTTTGAAATTAGAATAGCCCATTGCCTTGGTCTGTGTGAACTCATAAGTACGTCATGGTTGTTTCCTATTATTTGTTGAATAAAATTCCAGAAAAAACTTTCTGGGTCTATTTCTTCATCTTGAATTTTTGGAGCTTTAAACCAAAGTGATACAACATGATTATTAAATAAATTAACCTTTGAGCCATCATCCAATACATATCTTTTTGTGTATAATTTTTCTGATGGGAAATATAATTTTCCCTTTGCTCTACTCCCATCAACAAAAGATGTGGCGAAGGGTTTTATTTCTACTTGAAAATCACAAAATAAAATTGTACTGTTTGCTGGTGACTCTGCAATCCCAACTGCCCCTGTAATATTTGAAGTATCCGTCCATTGTATACTACTAGTCCCATACATCAGCATCCAACCATTTCCAAGTTCTTTATAATTTCTAGGATAACTCTCACCAAATCCCCATGTTCTAAAATTAAAAATACCACCAGACCCAGGATCTATTATTTTATACTTAATTTGATAAGAAATTCTATCTCCAACTTGTATATTATTTTTAATATTACTTGCAATATTTGTACCGTAAATTTGAAAATCCATTCGAGTATTATTTTTTACAATTTTTACAGCATTTCTACCATTGTATCCTCCACCTTCTATAATTTCCCTGGATATTATATTTATAGAATACCAATTCAAATCTTCAAAATTTGCCAAATTAGAAGACACTAAATTCTCTGTTGCTTCTTCAACAGCAAAAGACTTTACTCCTTGAAAAGGTACGTCATCATCTCTAACAGTTACACATAAACTACCATCATCATTGTATATAAGACCATAATCGGTTTCTATTAAAGACATTTTATCACTCCTTCGCTTCGCTATATATCAAATTCTCTTGGTAATTCAACGTCTGCATAATTACCTAAACTTTCAAGTTTTGGGCTTATTTCTGTGTAAAGTGATTTGAGAATGTCTGGAATTGATGGCTTTAAAAATAAGTCAAATTCCTGTTCTGATTGGTATTCTTTATATTCCCATGCTTGCACTTGATTAATTATTTCTTCATTTAAGCTTGGTTGATCTATTGTTGTTTCTATAATTGAATATCTAAAAGCAAATCTTACTTTTACTTTCCCATTTTTTATGTCATCTTTTATGCTTAAAATTATTATTTGATTGGGTTTTTCTGTGCTTGTTGTCATATAAACACCTCCATAATAAAAAAAGAAGCCCCGAAGGACTTCTTATGTTGCAAACTTTAAACCGCTTTCTTTCTCATATTCTTTTATTAACTTAAATATATATGTCTTAAACTTTTCTGTACTATCTTGAATAAAACTATCATTTGCATTTATAATAAAAGTATTATTAACTGTTTCTGGTCCTGAACGAGTAACAGAACTTTTATATTCTGTATTATATTCATCTTGCTTTTTGATATCTATTTCCTGAAACTTTTCTCCTGCTTCTTTTACTAATTGATCCATGGATTTAACTGCTCTTTTTCCCATATCTATAACTCCAAATGTAATTTTATTTACAAACCAAGATATGGAGTTATACAGAATATTAAACCCGTTTGCTAAAAATCCAAAAGAAACATATAATCCTTTTGCAATTGGATTCAAAATATTATTATATATCCAGGTCAATACAATTCCTAAAGCCTGGAATCCTCCTAAAATAGGTTCTAATATAGGTAATAATAATGTTCCAAACATTTTACCAAGGTTAGTAAGTATATTTACAAAAGGCATAAGAGCATTGTTTATTAATGGACCAACAACAGAGAAAAAACCATCAAATATTGTACCTATAAAATCTATTATTTTCATAACATTTTGTAATTTCATTAATTGGTTTACTAACTCACCTATGAAATCAAAATTCATTTCCAAGCCGACAGTTTTAGTTTCATATTGTTGAGTTTCTGGATTATAAACATCTCTTTGTTTTTCTTTCCATGTTCTTCCAGCAATTTCTAATATCTTTGGGCCAATACCTTTTTGAAAATCATCAGCTTTTTTAGAAATTAGATCATATTCTTTCTCATAATGTTTAACCATTGCATTATAATAATTAACCAAAGGTGATTGATCTTTAAAATCAATTCCTTTTAATGATCCTATTAATTCGTTTATTTTGTCTGCCTGATCTTTAGTGTTTTTCTCTAAATCTTTTATAGGATTTATAAGATCATTTATAGCTTTTACTAAATTAGCAAATGATTCTGTATCTTGAGACTTTCCTGCTGCAACCACTAATATGTTTTTGTAGTTTTTTGGAATATCTGAATATTTTTCTAATTCTTTTAAATTTATATCTTTAAAATTTGTTCCGGTATTAAATTGAGGTAGTTTCAAAGTACCTTCATTAATCATCTTTAATAAACTTCTATATCTTTTAGTACTTTTAGCATTAATTATAGCTTCTCCAGCACTTACTCGAGCTAATATACTATCTGAAGTTCCAGTACCAGGGCCATGAATCAAACCTTGTCTATCTAATATAGCTCCAGTACTAAATTTTGGTATACTTCCATTTTTGTGTCCACCATAAAGATCTTCTGCAGCTTTTTTCAAATCTTCTTGAGAGATATTCCCTCCAAATAAAAAAGCACCTATGTTTTCTTTTGTAGGTTTATATTTAGAAGCTAATTTATCAAAAGTCTCTGAGAAAAAATCTTTTATATCATTAATAGCATCAACAAAGACAAGTTGTAATTCTTTGGCCAATAATTTGAATGAAGATAAAATACCATCATCTTTGCTTAATTCTATTAGTTCATTTGCTATTTCTTTCTGAGTTTCTCTGAGATCACCTTTATCAAAACTTTCTTTCAATAACCTCTGTATAGGAGATCCCTCTTCCATTAAGTTTAATCCATTAGGAGTTAATCTCATTTCATTAAATTCATTTATTTTTTCTTTTGCATCTTCAATACCTTTTAACAAGAAAACACTTAAAATAGTTAATGGTAATAAAGCTCCATTAGCTGAAAAAGCAACTCCCATACCAGTAAAAATACCTTTTAATGCTGTTGATAACTTAGCTAAAGTTCCTACAGCCCATTTTGCTGCAAAGAATAAAGGTATAGCTTTTGCAATTGTCTCTCCAGCTCCTCCTAATCCTTCTGAACCAGTTAATTTAGTTATAGCCACATTAATTGCTTCTGATATAAGATCAACTAAATTAAACGCTAATAAGAAGGCATCTCCAATTGTTTTTGCCAAAGTTTTCCCAAATCTCTTAGCAGATTCCAGGAATGCTTTTTGTTCTTCTGTAAGATCAACTTGATCTAAATTCACAGCAGATAACAAATCTTTTAATTCACTGACTTTATCATTAGCCTTATTTATAAGATCATCTATAGATGATAAAACAGAAGTACCAAAATCAAAGAATATAGTACCAACAGATATTGTAAATCCTGCGACTTTAGCAAGTCCAGATATATTATATTTATCCCCATCACTGCTGAAATATTCACTCCATTTTGTAGATAATTTACTGAACAGATTCTTTACATTTTCTATAGTTGAATATGCAAAATCAAAAGATACCTTTATTACATCAACAACAAAATCATCTATTTTTGTATTTGATTTACTTGCTAATTCTTCAAGGTTTTTAAAACCTGTAGACATTTTACTATAATCTAAAGATATTAATCCCTCTATTGTATCTTTTAATGGATTGAGCCATTGTTTCATACTTTCCCACGTGTTTTTAACTGTATCTCTTATTCCATTCCAATTTAAGGCCCATGCTGCAGCTAAAAGAGTAATTCCAATCATTAACCAGGTAACTGGATTCATAATTAAAGCTATAGCTTTTGGTATCATTAGAATCCCAAGTGTTGCAGAGAGAATTTTTGCAATACCAGATACAAAACTCCTGACAAAAACTTCATTTTGTTTTATCCATTCACCAATTTTTTGAACTCCTTCAGTAAGATAATCAAGTATTTTTGTGAAATTACCTGCAAAAACTCCGCCTAATCTTCTAAAAGAGTTAATAGCACTTTGAAAAAATCTGTTCCAAGCTTCATGTAGAGTGCTCATCTTTTGTTTTAATTTTTCTTCAAAACTCGAGTTACCAATTTCTTCTATAGTTTCTTTATATTCATCAAAGTTATTGACTAAACCTATTAAAAGAGCATTTGCTCTATCTGTTAGCCCTAATGAATTCATATAAGTATTGATCTCTTTAACACTTTTACTTTCAGTAACTTTGTTTATTTGAGTTAATATATCTAATAATCCTTTAAAATTACCCTGACTATCGTATATTTTTATTCCTGCTTTTTCTACAAGATCACTTTTTTCTCTTAAATCTTCATATACACTTTCAAGCATTGTAGATACTTCTGCACTCTTACCACCAAAAATTTGAGTACCCATTGCATAAGTCATCATAACAGTATTTAATTCTTCTCCAAAAGCTTTAGCTGCATTAAGAGGCCCACCTATATCAGTAGCTAATTCTTTAAGAGTTACACGACCTTTTTCAACACCTGCAAACATAACTTTTTGAACATCATCAACATTTTCAATTTCATCTCTATAATGCCTTAATATTGTCAGTGTCGCTGATGTAGTAGTAGCAACATCTGCATTACCTACAATACTACCTTTCGTAGAAGCTTCTAAAATATCAAAAGCTTTTTTAGCATCATATCCAGCAGATACGATATCATAAGTCGCACTTGCTAAATCTGTAGCAGCTCTTCCATATTTATTAGATAGATTAACAACGTTTTTTTCTATTGTTTTAAAAGACATATCTGACATAGTTTGAACGTTTGATATAGCCTCTTCTAATTTCATGAATGATTTAGCAGCAGAACCTACAGTTGAAACAATAGTAGCTAAAGAAACTGTTACTGCTTTTCTTGCTAATTCTGCTGTTTGTTTTATTTTTGATATATTATTTCTAACTTTATTTATTTCTCCTGAAGCTTGGTCTTTGGCTTTAAGAATTATATTTAATTGATCTTGGGTTAATGTCATAATTATCCCCCTTCTCGTTCTTTTAGTTTGAGCCTTGCTTGTTTTATTCTTTTTATTATTTCTATTTCATAGTAAGGTTGATCTTCTATAGCTCCTTTAACTGGAAAATGTATAATATTTCCATTATGATCTAAATAAAGATCAATTTTTCCTTGGTATTTCTTTATGTACTCAAATATTTCTTTTTCATTATCTAAAAGTTGAACATCTTCCATATCTCCAGATTGCATTGCAAACATAAGCATATTTATTACTGCATCATTGTTTTTTATGATTAAATTTTGAAAGAATCTAAACTCTTTCAATGCATCTTCAATAATTCCTTTGACTATTTCATACTTTAATTGAGAGACAACTTTCCTTTTTTTATAATCTATTATTTTAAGATCATTAATATATTCAATATATGAGGTAAGAAAATTAACAATATTAGATTTATTTATAAGTTGATTGAATTCATAGATTGTTATATTTCTTGGGCTTTTTGTTATCATAGTATCTTTTTCATGCTTATATACTTTAAAATCCATAATTATCTCCTCATTTTTGTTATTATTTTTGATATTCTGTTATTATTTTGTCTTATTTGTTATTGAATTTTATCTCACTATTAAAATAAAAAAGGCCTGATTTCTCAGACCTTTTAAGATTACTTTTTATCTTTTTTTAATTTTTTCTTTATTCCATATATTTCTTCTATCTTAGTAACTATTTTGTCTCTGATCTCTGATTTCATTGAAGCTAACATTTTAGGGTCAAACGCTTCAGGATTTCCAGAGATTTTTGGTTTCCATGAAGTAATAGATAACTGAAGTAAACTGTTAGAAGCTTTTATTGCATCTTTTGTGTTTATAAAAGCCTCTCCAGATTCTGTATCTACTCTCATATCTGAACTTGTTGCTGATTGATATTCGTCTAATTGTTTGGCTGAGAAATCTCTCTTAACTTCTATCCATATTCCATTTTTTTCATTTTCTTCGATTTCATCTTCAGGTATAACCTTTATTTCTGAATCTCTCTCAACTAAAAACAATTTTATTTTTGCATTTTCATCTACAAATAGTGAATTAATCATTTAAATTCCTCCTGTTTATTTTAATATGTTCCTGTTGTGTTCATGTAGTCTGTAATTTTTATAAGATCAGTTCCATCATCTGGAAGAATAGCTTCCCATTCACCAGAGAGATTTATCTTTTCTTTTCCTCCGGTATCATGTTTTATAGATGTGAACTTACATTTTGGAATATATATTTCTATTTTTTCACCAGTTCCGTTTTCTAAAAGAACACCTATAGAAAAATCTTGGTCATTTTTAAATGATGTATATTCTCCAGATACTGAAGTAGCATCAAAAATGAGATCAAGTGAACCAGTAATCTCTAAATCTTGAGGATCTATAGCTGATCTTTCATTAGTTCCATCAGGTCTATAATCATCACCATCAAGGTTATTGTTTAAACTGATTTTCATATTACTCCATCTTGAGGCGCTGGTAACGAACTCGTCTTTATAAAATCTTAAATCTTTAAAAACAAATTTATTTCCAAAAGATTCTACAGTTGCAGCATCAGTACCAGAAGCAATTTCTTCTTTTTTAGATTCAACACTTATAGATAATTTTGGTCTTTGGCCAACAGTGAGATCAATATCAAGAGTGTTTATTTTTGAACCAGGATATAAAAATGTCTGGCCACCTTGATTCTTTTCTATAGTAAAACTTGGTAAATCATCTGTAGGATTTGCTATCTGATCTATTGGAGTGAGTATCGTTTTATCTGTATCTAATGTTGCTTTACCTAAAGCACCAAAGAGAATTAATCCTATAGATTTACTCCATACTTCTAAATCTATGTTTCCTCCTGCTGCTTCTTTATTTCTGTTTAAATCTTTTTTACCTCTTTTTCCAAAAAGCGCATCTGATGACTCCATTTCAACATTATCTGATAATGCTTCAGAAGTTATTGGAAGTAAGTTAGTCAAATCTGCTGGAGTACCAAAATCACTCTCTTTCCCTATTTTTACTTTTGTTGAAGCTCCTGTAATTTTAGGCATTACTTGTTACCTCCTTTCGATATTTAAAAACTATTTCTGATTGAACGTTACTATCAGTATGTATTATTTGATATTCTGGAAAATCAACATCGTTTGTTGTTAAATTATAGAAATCATTCATTATTTGATCTGATAATTCTTCAAGATCATTTTCATTTCTACCTTTTATAATTAAAACTATTTCTTTTTCAATTTCATTCATTCCAGGTGTTAAAGGATTTAATTGTCCTTTTAAGGGTAAAAGAACATTCCCGACTGCTTGATCTTTAAGAAGTGAGCTTGATATACTAACATTTAAAAAAGATAAAACACTTTTAATTTCTTCTTTTACTGTCATTTTGAAGCCTCCTTTAAAGCTTCTCTAATTCTTTTAATAATCATAGACTTATAGTCCTTATGTATAACCATAAAAGATCTTGCAGGAATATTTTTCTTTTTACTTCCTAATTGATGTACAATTCCATATTTAACTCCTGTATAAACTTGAGCAAAATGTTTACCGTGTCTTGTATTTATACTTTGTTTGAGCCTATTATGGAATACAAGTATTGGATAGGCAGTACCTTTTTTCTTTTTCTTATATTTTTTATATTCAGGACTTAAATCTTTCCATTTTCTTTTACCATCACTTTGAGTATCAAAAGAATGAAGAACAGAATTTTTCATTAAAATACTGCTATCTCTCATAACGGATATCATATTAGATGTTCTATTTTGTAATTTAGATAATTTTCTTATTATTTGTTCATCTTCAACTCTGATTTCCATACTAATAACCCCATCTCTCTAACTCTTCTGTAGATATAGGAGCAGGAGAGGAAACTTCTACATTAGAATTGGTTTCTTCAATATTTGTTGTTAAAGTTCTATACATTGAAATATAAGGCTCTGCTGCTTCAACATTTCCTATTCCTAACCACAGATTATAGAAGATATAGTTAATTACTGCTTCTTTTTGAATTTGTTCTGATTTTGTGGGTATTAGAGAAACTACAATACTTATCCCGTCATTTATGAGTTGTTGTAAATCTTGATCTCCGTCTGAAAGTGATTGAATCAAAGTATCTGGAGCTCTATTTTTAATTTGTGTAGGTGTTAATTCAATTGCCATAGAAATCACTCCAAAAAATAAAAGCTCAGATTTTATGATCTGGGCTTTTTATTATTGATTATCCTAATGTAACGCTAACTGAAGCTATAGCTTTACCATTTCTTATATAGTGTCCTGGTCTTGAATAAAGATTTAGTTCTTTATACATTCCACTTTCTGGAATAGTTTCCCAGCTAAATGCTTCCCCCATAACAGGATATCCATTTTGATTAACTTTGAAATTGACAAAAGCTCCATAAGCAACTTGAATAGCTGAAGCAGATATAACAGAAATTCTTTCTTTTCCAGATTCTGTTGGGAAATAAGGCTTAGTTGTTCCGTTTTCATCTGTATATTCCCCAAAATAAACATAGATGGGTGGTAATCCTTTAAGTCTTATTACTTCTCTAACATTAGGAGCTGTATGCATTTGTAGAGTTCCTATATTAGCTTCATTTTTCTTAATCATATCTTTGATTTGAGTATTGTTTAAAATTGCTGTTTCCATTCCTGGACTTATCACTATTTCTGTAGGAGCATGACCTGATTTTCTTATGTCATCTGTTAAACTTATTAAATATTCGTATAATTTAGTAGATGTAGATATAGTTTGAGTATCTTTAGTGATACCAAAATCAAGACTTGTATATGATCTTTTAGAATCTTTGTATTCAATTTTTCCAGTAGCAATAAGATCAGCCAACATCTTTTCTTCTCTTCTGTTTTTTCTTTCTTTAAGAGCTCTTAATTTCAATGCTCTTATATAATCTGCATTTGTTTTAATATCTTTAGATGATTTGGCCATAATATTTGCTGGATTTTGATTAGTGTATATAGTTTGTTCATCTATCATATCTGTTTCCCAGATTTGTGCTGGATCAATGATTTTTTCAGTTACATTTTTTTGAGTGTTTATTGTGGTATTAGGATCTCCTCTTTTACCAAGAGTAGAGATACTCATTCCTTTATCTTCAGTAACTACTCTTATTTCTGGCATATGAGAAAACTTTTTGTTTTTTCCATATTTTTCAGTAAAGAATAACTTCTCTATCTTTTGTGTTTTATATAACTCAGTTAAAAATTGAAAATCGAAATTAGGCATTTTTATCCCTCCATTTTATTAGTAATTAGTTACTGGAATTCTATCTTCTACAAATATACCTATTGATCTAAGCTCAGCTTTTATATCTTCAGTAAGAGTAACTGAATCATCAAATTGATCTGAATAGAACACTCCGTGGAACATTACTTTTGCTGTTTCTGGATCTTGATTAGCAACAACATTTTCCATTAAAATTCCTTTGATTGAACCAGATGAATATTTTGTATATTTGTGAGCTGTTGAGTCATATTCAACTAATGTGAAAGCACTTACATCTGAAGTTACATCAAAAGGTACTACAGCTTCTTTTTTCTCTAACATTATTTATCGCCTCCTTGAAATTTTTTAACTCTATTAAGTCTTTCCTCCAAATCTTTTTGATCATTAGGATATGGATCAGAATCATCATTGCTCAATTGATTAGTTAAATTACTTTTTTTACCAAGATTAAGTACTTCATCAAATTTTTTCATCATTTCTGGATTTTCTGTTTCTAATACTATCTTTTTAAGTCCTTCAACTTGAGAAGGTAAAGCACCTTTGTTTATATGATCTTTGGCCCATTCTTCAACTGTTGATTCAAATTTCTTTTTGTTAGATTCTTTTTCACTTTTTTTAGCCTCTTCCAATTCTTTTTTTAAATTTTTGTTTTCCTCTTCTAATTTCTTGTAAAAATCTTCTAATTTTTTATCCATAGTTTCATATTCCTCCTCTTCTTTGTTGAATAAAAATAGATTTTGAAAAAATTGTTTAAAATCTTCTTTGAAATCTTCGAACAATATTTTAGATACACCAGGATGAGCTGGTCTATTTGTCAAAGCTGCTCCTAAGAAAACTGGACCTACATCTTCACCTGTGTTTTTATCTGAATAGCTATCTGCATATTCAGCAGACATATATTCAAAATGATCTTCATTGATTTTTTTAACTCCGTTATCAAAGAATTCCCATAAAACAAAAAGTCCTTCTTTTCTCGCTTCTAACTTCAAAGCTCTTCCATATTTACCAGAATCATCATTGTGTCTTAGATTTAAAGGTGGCTCATATGTTGGAATACCTTTTTTGAAATTCTCTTCCATTTTCTTGATAAGATCAAAATTAATATCTACAGTTCCATACCTCTTGTCTGAAAACTTTCGAATTGGTAAAACGTTATACCAGACTGTATTTTTACTTTCATCTGGCTTAGTTTCAAGCTTGATAGTATTAAGCATTAGATCACCTCTCTTTATAAATTGACATAAAAAAAGAGCCTTTATATAAAAGGCTCAGCTTACATCTTATTCATTTTTCCATTTATTGAGTAATTTTTCTAAAATATCTATATCTTTTTGTCTTTGTATTGCTTGAGGTATTTTCTTAGAATCCCATAAGTATGGTTCAAGATTTTTATTAAGATTTTCTTTGTTTAAAGGCATACCGCTTTTCTCATATTTTGTTACTACTCTTAAAACTGATCTACAGTTTATATGTAATGGTGGAGTATTTCTAGCTAAAGCTTTTGTATCATCTTTTTTTATAAACTTTCCCCACCTACTTCTACATATGTTAGTAGTATTTTTATCCAGAACTGCATCAAATTGATAACCTACAACAATATCTGATTTATATGATTCATTTAGAGTGCCAACATTAAAACTTCTTGTAGCTTCTGTTTTTGCTACCATTCTCATTCTATTTTTAGTGAATTTTTTTAGATCACCGGATAATACTCCTAACTGTTTTTTTATATAATCATAACTTTGTTTGTCACTTAATCCTTTTTCTATTGTCTTTGATACTAAATTAGTAACTTTTTCTTTGAAGTTTCTACTCTGTATTCCTGCAAGATCAACTGTATAGTTATTTAAAAATTCTAATGCAGATTTTGAAGGTTTAAAGTATGTATCTATAGCTTCATCGACAGTTAGATTTTTAATTAAAGATAATCTCATTAACAACCTTTTATTTGCTAAAAGCATGATCTTAAATATCTCTTTATCTCCATAATAAGGCTCTTCATATTTTTTTATTTTTCTGATTTTTCTTTTTGTTTGGCCAATACTGTTGAAATATCCAAATAGATAAGAGATCAATATGCCTTTTATGAGATATTTATATAGTTTTTCAGTATCTATCTTTATTTCATTCTCTATATACTTTTTAAACTCTTCTTTATCTGACTTTTTGTATTTATAAATAATTTTATCTACATTTTTAGTTATATTATCTATAGTATCTTTTATGATCTCATCAAAAAAATTTAAAGATTCAAGAATATAACTTTCTGATTTATCAAAAGATTCTGCTGCAGCTTTTATATTCATACTATCACTTACTTGATTTGTTGAGATCCATGTGTTCTCTTACTATATCATTATCTTCAATAGGGTCTATAATACCAGCATTTGTAAGATTTTGAAATACTCTTGAATATTTTTCAAGATCATCTACAGTTAATTGTTTTTTGATTATAAAAGAGCCATAACTTTTTACATTGTTGAAGTTATAATCAATTATTTTAGTTACTATTTTATCTATTAACTTATTTGCAGTAAATATAGCAGTTTTCTTTGCTATTTCCAAGAACATTTCAAAATGAATCTTACCTAACTCATATGCTCCACTCTGACCAACTGAAACAAGTAATTGAGGTAATAACAATGATCTGTATATAGATGTGTTAGCAAAATCAATAGCATTTTGGAAATTGAATGAATCTTTAAATTCTAATGCTTTTACTTCATCATCTATTCCAGTTGCCATAGCTCCATTACTATATAAAGCAGCTAACTTATTCAAAAATGTACTTACATTATCCTTAGTTTTCCCTATTAGTGGAGGTACTCCATATCTTTGACCTCCAAGCATCCAATATCTCATCATATATTTTTTAAATAAAAACCATTTCTTTGCAGCTTCTAATTCTGAATGTCCATAATATCCAGAACCATTTTTTATATAAAATATTTTCTCTTCCGGTATATCTACTTTACCTTGCGGAGTTGTTTGAACAAATTGATCTATTTTACTATTTTTTATTTTTATAGTAATATCCCGAGGATCTAATTTGTTTATTTTTTTGAGATATAATTTTGATTCTTTGATTTCCCATACTAACTCAGATACAGAAAAGCCTATTCCTAAATAATCTTTTAGAATATCATCTATAGTAATTGACAGTGTATCTTGAAGATTTTCAAAATTATCTCTGACAAATTGCTCTATTTTCTTATCTTCGTTCTTGTATTCTCCTAAAAAATTAAGAGATATAGAATTTCTGAAAGTTAATGCACTTTTTACTGCGTCATCATGAAGCATTTCATTTATATCTTCATAAGTCAACTCAGAAAAATTGAATATCTCTCCATCAAATTGCCAATTATTTATATTAGCTATTTCTGTAGTTAGATTTTTTTTACTCATAAGATCATCTCCTTAAAAGCCAAAAAATGTATTACTTTGTATCTTTGCAACTTCAACCTCAGTATTCTTTTGTGAATCTAACAGAGATAAAGCTACAGCCATAACTGTATCATCATGATATCCTTGTTGTGCTTCAAGTTTAAATCCACTTCCAGACTTAAACCTCTTAAAATATCTCATTTCATCTCTAAGATCTATCCAGGATGAAGGCAATAATATATATTCTTTCTCTGCCAACAATAAAAAATTGTGCAACAATTCTGATTTACTCTTTTGAGAGAAAACAAAACTATTACACGAATTAATTTTTTCTGATACAGGGTCTCCAACACCAGTGGCATCAAGATTAACCTGACAATTATATTTACTTTGAAGATCATTTATTATAGATATCACTTCATCATACAATCTTTGATTAAATCTATATTTTTCAACTATTTTATATGGTTTTTCAGTTATATCCATTACCACAATAACTGTATAGTCATTATACTTAGCAATATCTGCTCCAATTTTATATTTTCTGTGTCTATCGTATATCTTAGTGACCTTATAATCTTCAAATATTTTTAAAATCAGATCATATTTAAAGAAATTACTATCATCATCTACAAATTCTCCAAGATATTCTTGTTTCCATACATAACCTGGTACTTCTTTTCTAAGTTTTTCAATCATCATTTTTGATATTATAGGATTATCATATACAGTACCATGAAATGATTTATTGAAACCCGTCTTATCTCGTAACCCTTTCTGATATTCTTTATAAAAGTAATTCATACCAAAAGGAGTTGATTCTAATACTATTTTTGCATTTGTATCTAATTGCATAGGTTTAACTACTTCATCATAGATTTTATCTTTAATAAATGCAGCTTCAGTAAGATATATATAATGTTTTTTTCTACCTCTCATATATTTACCGTTATATGCAGTTGATCTAAAAGTTATTTCAGATCCATTTTTCAAATATATAGTTGGGAAAGGACTAATTTTTACTGATTTTAGAAATCCTCTTAAAGCACTTTCTTCTAATGCTTCTGTTAGAACATCATAATATATGGTAGCCTGATCTAAAGAAGGCCCAGCTATAAGAGTTTTTGTTTTAGGATTCATAACAGCTCTTCTTAAAGCTTTTGCAGAATTTAATTCAGATTTACCAAATCTTCTACCAGCAACATCTACCTCAATCATTGCATCATTTCTCAATAATTCTTCTTGTTTAGGAGAAAGATTATCATATCCATATAGTAGTTTGGTAAAATAAATAGGATCTTTTAATTTTTCAGCTTGTTTCTTCATCCTCTTCAAGTCCATCTTTATCATCCTCTGCAGCACTCATAAGGTCCATTAATATTTTGAAAGGATCATCTTCATTGCCTCCCTCAAGTTGTTTATATTCTTCTGAAGCAGAATACCTTACTCCATTAGTGGCTGTGTTGTATAGAGCTTGTATTCCTTTTATAACTTCTGGATTTATTTTGAGTTTTTTTGTTTTCCCTTCTAAAAAATCAGTCAATTGATCTATTATTTTGTCTATTAATAATCTTAATTTATTTGCTAAACTCAAATTTTCTGATCTTTCATGTTTTAAAGAATCTAATCTAGTCAATCCTTCTTTTACTTTTTCCTGGAATAGTTCTTTACTCTCTTCTTGAATTTTTACTCTTTGAACTTCTTTATTCACATTCCAGTGTTTTTTCTTATGAGTGTTTATAGAATTATGAGAAATGTTTTCTCCATATTCATCATTTATATAATCTGATATTTTTCTTGCACTCATTCCTTCAGAGAGTAATTTTTCTATCTTATTTCTATATTCAGAATTACATACCTTACATCTCTTATCGTTTATAATAGCCATTTTAGATCACCACACATTAATTTGTCAGTGTTTTGTAAGACTTGTAAGACTTTTGTCAGGGTTGTAAGACTTACAATGTATAACATTAAAAAAAGCACCTTGCTAAAAGCAAGATGCTAATTGATTTTCTATTTGTTTTTAAAAACCTTATCAAAATAAGAATCAATATCTAAAATATCAGATTTTTTAACTTTTATATTCAATTTATTATTTTTAATATATTTATTTAAATCTTTAACTTCATTATCTTCTTCGCATTTATATGGTGATACAACTATTTCTTCAATGAAATCTAAATTAGTTAAATCTCTTTTAATATTATCTTCTTTAAAATTATCATACCCTTTATATATAATTATTCTAAACTCTTTCTCATGTTCATAACTTGGTTTTTTTTGTAAAAAAAATGAATATTTATGTAATAAATCTTCATAATCTTTATCTATTGGACTTGCTGTGCCTTTTCGCTTTTTATTTGATAAAAAACCTATATTAAATTGATGATCATCTATATTTTCTCCATAAAAAACATTTTCAAAAAATGCATATTCTTGTTCATATTGAATATTCTGTAGTAATTTCATCTTGTTAACTTTAATAGCAAAACCATCTTTAGCATATAATTCCCACATTGCTAATGATTCATTTTCAGATTCATACCAACAGTTTATGAATACATCTTTTTTCATAATTTCATTAAAATTTCTAATACTTTCTTTAAAAGGAATTTTTATTTCTTCATTATAAAATTTTTCTCCAAAATAATCTATCAATTTATTTTTTATATCTTTTGAATTTATTTTTAGATTATCCACTTTATCATTATTTGATATTTTTTTAATATTTTCTTTAATTTTTCTGTAAATATGTTTAGCTTGTTTAAATCCAGAATAGTTTATTAAATATTTTAATTCATTTTTTATAAGATTCTCCCCTTTAAGTACTTTTTCAAAAATATATTTTAAATCATCTGAATATAAATCATAATTTTCATGCATTATTCTTTTTGATATTATGCCTTCAAATTTATCTCTAAATTTATCTGCTCTTGAAAAATAAATGTTATTTTCTTTTATAATGCTTTCTAACTTCCAATAAGGCATATACCTCCACAATGTAACCTTATCATCAGTTTTTTCCTTTTTGTATATATTTTTAGTTTCATCTACCATAAAATCACCTCTTTTTTGTGTTTATTAAATTATAATACATGTAATTTTAAAGTACAATAAAGAGTGATCTTAATGATAAATAAAAAAAGAGCCTATTTAGGCCCTTTATACATGAAATACATTCTATCACAATAATACCATATCAGTGACATATATGTCAATTGAGGTTTAAAATCTTAGAAATTGCTTTATTTTCTATAGTTCTTACTTCTCTTTCTGAGACATTTAATCTTTGAGAAATTTGTTTCCTGGTTTCTCCAATTTCTTTAAAAATTCCTTCATCCAATTCTAAATCAATAAACCTATAAAAAATAACCACTCTTTCCTGGAATCTCAAAACTTTCCACCATTTATTTACCAGGGTAATAATATATTTTGCTATAAGAAGTTTTTCTGAAATTCCTTTTTCAAGATAACTATAAAAATCATTAATCATAATATTTTTTGATTCACCAATTTTCTTTTCATATCTAACAGACTTATAACTATATTCTTCTTTTATATTAAAAAAGTTATCTAAATAAAGATGGATATAATTATTTTCTGCTAACACAGCAATTGAATGTTTGTATCTTTTAAAAATTTCTATGATATCATTTTTAACGAAATGACTTTTTAAAATTGCTTTTTTCAAATTCATATTAATCCTCCTATGGTATAATTTTATTATTAGAGGACTGGTCTAAGATATGGGGGTATCTTAGACCCTTGAATTTTATCTTAGGTAATGTAATAGAATAATTAAATTGTTTTCTACTAAAAATAATCGCCTGTTTCTAAAAATCTCCCGATCTAATAATTTTTAAATGAAGATCGGAATATTTATCTTCAAACATTTTTCTTTTTATTTTGAACTGTTGAGTTTCAAAACCTTTAGCATCTACAACTTCAATATGTTTATCAGCATAAAAAACTAAAAAATCAGCTTTATAAGTAATAGGTCTTATATATCTACCGTCTTTATAAAATCCTTTTTGCAAAATATATTTTGGTTGAAGATGGAAATGTAAAACATCTCCCAATTTTTTTAGTAATTTCAAATAATTATAATAATCAGCTTCCAACATTGAATCAAAAGTAAAACCATCTATTTGAATTTTCTTATTATTTAGTTTATTAGGCTTAAAATATTTATTCTTAAATTCTTTTGCTGAAATATGTTTCATAAAACAGATCTCCTTTCTTTTTATTTATATTTTTCACTGTTGCCAAAAATTTCAAATAATTTTTTTTGACCATATTTTTTAAAATTTATTAGCAAATATATTGAATCCTCAAATTCTTTTATTCTTTCAATAATATAATTAGCTTCATTGTCTTCTTCAGACATATCAAGTTTCATATACATATATTTAAGCCATATTTCTTTTCTTTCAATTTCTTTTTCAAATAATTCTAAAGACTTCTTTAAAAATTTATCTTCTTCCATATAATTCACTTCTTTCTAAATTCTCTTTTTTTATATTCACTCTTATTAGTTTATATTTATCAAAATAATTTCTATTTTTTATAACTGCTTTTGCAAATTCTTTTGCATATGTTTTTTTATCAAACTCATTAGAAAATATTTTCAAATCATTTTTATAAAAAACAACTATATATTTAGACATTTTTACCTCCTATATGATTAATTTATTTATTTCTTGAGCAATTCTTCCAAACCCTTTAGAAGTTATAAAAATTCTAGTATATGCTTTTTCTTTTCCCATTTTTTTAAAAGATCTGGTTTTTATGGAGAAAAGTTTTTGATCAATATAATCCTGTTTTGGAATCCATCTTCCGTTATCTCTAAAAAAATAACCATTATCTCCAAGCCATTTAAACAATCTATTTTGTCCTGTTCCTAAGACTTGAGCAGTTTCTCTAATAGTCATAAGGCCTTTTGAATTAATAGTTTTATCATAAATAAAAGCCTTAGGCTCTAACTGTTTGTTTTTATTTTCGAGTTTCAATTTTTCTTCTTTTTCTTTTTTCAATTGAGTAGCTAATTTTATAATAAAATCTGGATCATTGATTGTTTTTTCTATCGTTTCAGAAGTCATATAAGACCCAGTTTTTCTAATTGAAGGTATTACTTCACTTGTAATCCACCTTTTGAATTGCTTTGCCTTAGGTAGTTTAGAATTCAAGATCAAACTATATAGACCAGATTCATTAATAACTATCATTTGTCTTCTTTGAATACCATCATGAACAAATATAGTTTCTCTATCTTCTGTTTCAACGTGTCTTCTAATATCTCGACTACCGTTTTGGTACTCCAGGATATCAACAATATCCTTGCCAATCCACCAATTTTCATTGTTTCTTACCATCATTCTTACTTTTCCAAAATCATCATTATTGAATATTTTTAAATCATTCATATTTTTATCCTCCTAATCCCATAAAGAATTTAATTTATTAGCTTTTATTATTCGATAGTCTTTCCCTTGAACTCTTTGAAAAGATTTCGCAGGAAGCATTTTTAAAAGTCTTGAACTACTTCTTTTATCAAGATATGATTCTTCTTTTCCCATACTTAAAATTTGTTCCGGTGCAAAATTTGATGTAATAATTATTCCCTTATAACCAGAATCGTGAACATTAATAATAATTCTTCTGTAAGTTTCAAGAACCCAATCATAATTTTGTTTTGAACCAAGATCATCAATAAAAATAACATCAGCCTTTGAAAGTTTATAAGCTTTCTCCTGTGCTACATTGATAGTTTGAAAATCTTTAAAACTATCAAAAATACCAATTTTATAACCTCTTTGAGCTATTTCCTTGATTACTGTATAAGCCAATCTTGTTTTTCCAGTTCCATAATTGCCATAAAAAAATAATCCTATATTATTTTTAAATAATTGTTTATTTACATATAATTTGGATTTTCTAATAGCATTTTTTATATCCTCACTTACTAGATCAAAAGATTCAAAAGAAACATTATGAAATTCTGATGGTACAAGAGATAAAAATTCATTCATTCCTTGATTATATTTAATCCATTTTGAACACATAACAACATTTTTATTTACTATTTTCATTCCTTGATAAGGACATTTTGAAGGCATAGAACAATCACAATCTTGTTTCAAGTTATTGTATGTTTGCTTTGGTTGGGTCAAATTCTTTCTGATAGTAGTCTTCTGTCGGTCCTTTAAAGAATTTATTTGATTTTTCATTTTTACCCCCTTTTGAAACTAATTCATTTAAATAATTTTCAAAATTAGAAGCTCTAAAAAGAGTAATAGGTCTCAAATATTTTTGCATATTTGTATTCAACCATTGGTCAGTTTTTTTGTCGATAACTTTTTTAAAATCTTCAATTCCATAACCATCATCTATCAATTTTTTTATCAAATATTTTGTATTACTTGTAGAAGATCTAAAATTAGATCCAACTTTTTCATTCAAATAACAAATTATTTCATTTATAATTTCAGAATTTTTTTTGATTTTTTGTTTGCCTAAATCAAATAACTCAACAATATTATTATTATTTTGTTTATTATTATTTTGTTTATTATTATTACTTTGTAGTCTTCGATTTTCAACATGTTGATTTTCAACATCTGGATAATCGCATTCTGGTTGACCCTCATTCTGATTTTCGCATTCTGGTTTATTGCTTCTAACTTCTTTTTCAGAGGTTATTTCTTCTGATTCATCTTCAATAGGAATTTCATCAAAAATATATTCCCATTTGATAATTTTCCCTTTTTCATTTCTTATAGAAATTTTTTGAAAATACTTCTTTTCTTCGAGTTCTTTAATACCTGTTCTTAAAGCAGCTGCTCCATCCGTAGATCTATTTTTTAAATCCTCCATAGACAATTTCCAATTTTCAGGTAAACTCATCAAATAAAGCAAAATTCCTTTAGCTTTCCAGGATAAATCTGTTCTATTTACAAAATTCTTATCGACAATTACAAAAGGAGAAGATCTCTTTCTTTTTTTAAAATACATAGTCTCACCCCACCTCATTAAAGAATTTTTTATCTAAAAATTTTACAAATCTTTGAGACAATTCGTCTATTGTGTTATAATTTAAATGAAGATTTAGATTTATTGATTCTAATTGAAGAAATAACTTAAATTCTTCTTCGATGAAGTTGAGAGTATTTTGAGAGGTACAGTCAACTTCATCTTTTTTATTTTTAATATCTTTCATTTAATTCATCTCCTTTAAATCATTAAAAAGTGAAATCTTTAAATCTATATCTTCTTTATTTTTTTTAGATCTTAAAATTTTTAATTTTCTATAGTTTCCCTTAACATCAAAAAACTTCAAAATTTTATTACTATTCCTATTTTCAGAGAAAATTTGAAGAAGTAAGGCTTGTATTTGAATAAAATATTTATCTTGTGCATTATCTATATAATCTATTTCTTTCTTTATATATTTAAAAATTGACTTATGTACTTTATTTTCTTCATAATCTATTTTTCTTTTTAAATATTCTTTTAAATCATCTTCTATTTCTTCAGCCATTAAATGTAAATTCATCATTTTTGAAATAAGAAAAGAATTGGCAATAGTATCACAATTTTCTTCAACTAATTTAAAAATTTTTATTTTTTCTTTAGAATTATCTAAATATTTAAAAGTTTCAAAATTATCTTCACTTATTTTCATAAAATTATTTTTTATTATTTTAATTGCATTGTCTTGTAATTCATCTATTCTATTTATCTCATTTTCAATATATTGAATATTATCAATAATTGCTGGATAATATTCTTTTGCTACTAAAATATATTCTTTTAGATTATCTTCTATTTCTTCCATTTCTTGATATTTTTGAATTAATTCTAAAGAAAAGTTTGCTTTTAAATAACTTGTTTTGTTTTCATTTATAATTTTATTTTTTAAATTTAAATTCAAATTTACTTCTTTAGCTCTTTTAAGCATTCACAAATTCCTCCTTTTCTTCTTTTTCTTCATATATTTCTTTTAATCGTTGATTTGATATTTTTTCAATAACTTTTAAAGCTTCTATTCTTAAACTTGCTTTTTCAGATGAATCTTTAAGTATATCTTCTACAGCAAATATATATGTAATCGCTTTAAATTTTTTTATTACCGTTAAAGCATTTTTTCTAAGTGTAGACGGATATATTTTATTATTAGATATAATTGCTAATTCAGGTAAATAAATTTCTAAATTTAATTTTTTTATTATTTTTATTGCCAAAGATATCCTTTTACTATTTTTTGATTCTAATAATTTTTTAACATGCTTTTCGAGTTTATAATCTGAATAATATAAAAGATATTCTCCAGCTGAATTAATAATTTCATCATCATTAGTATTTAAAAAAGATCTTGCATTTTCAACATAATTCATATTATCTTTTTTCTTTTGTACAAAAAAGAAAAGTTTAATAAGTTTTGAATCTTTTGATTCGAGATAGTCATCAAGTGAATTATCTAAAGCATTGATATCGTATTTAATTAAAATTCTTACAGTTCTGTCTATTATTTCAGAATCATTTTCATTTTTAATTATTTTTATAGCAATATTTTTAATTCTTTCTTTTCCTAAAATAGGCAAAAAACTAAGCATTATATTTTTTGTAGTTTTATTAAATTTAAAAAATAAATCGTATAACTTATAAAGATCTTCTACAGTATTTTCTTCATTAAATGCTCTTAATGCATCTTTTTTAATTTTTGTTGTTGCTGAACTTAATAAAATTGACTTTATATCTTTTAAACCCTCTAAAAATTTTTGAATGTATGAATAAGGATCATCTTTAAATATAGAAGCTATTACTTTTTTTTGAGAAGGATTATATTCTATATATGTTTTTAAAAATTCATATCTAACACTTCCATTTGCATCATTTATAGCTTTATTTTTTATGTCTTCATTCAAATATTCTTTTTCTATTATTTGTCTTATTGCATCTTTTCGGAGATGATGTGAAAAATCATTAAATTGTGTAAAAAGAATTTCTTTTCTTTTTTCTTCTGGAAGTTCTTCTATTCTTTTTCTTATATACCTATATGCTTCTTTTCTAACTCTTAGATCATTATTCTTAATTAATTCAAATATTTTATGATTCAATGGATATTTTAATTTGTCAAGTTCTCTTAAAGAAGCTGCTATAAGAACTGGATAAGGACTTTCAAGATATATTAAATGTTTTTTTATTTCTTCATTTATTATTTCTTCTTGAAATATTATTCCTATATCTGTCATTTTAAAGCCTCCTTTTTTAAGTTATATTTTCTTCAGGTACATTCTTTTCTTTCTTTTTTTCTTCTTTCTTTTTAAAAGTTTGAAGTTCTTTTACTTTTTTTTCTAATTTTCCAGATCTAATAAAATATCCAACAATAGCTTCTTCATAAGTAACTTTTTTCATCATTTCCCTCCTTTTTGTTCTAAATGCTTTTATCTAATTTATAATTATTCAATAATGGGGATTTTCTTTCTAAAAAATCTGGAAAAATTTTTTCTAATGGAACATTCAAAACAAAAGCAATTCTGTCAGCTAAAAAATATGAAACTCCTCTGTTTCCTTTTTCTAGGTAATAAAGCATAGTTGTTGAAATACCAGTTGCTGCAGAAAGCTCGTTTCTTGTCATATGCACTTTTTTTCTATATTCTTTTAAATTATTTTCAAAATCTTTCATATAATCACCTCCGTTATATTCAATTTGTAAATTCACTATAATTATATCACTATCGTTAATTATATAAATTACAAAACTATAAACTTACAATTAAGTTATATTGACAATAATTGATAATTTGTATTATAACTATTGTGATAGCAAAGGGGGAAAATAATGAGTAAAACTTTCGGTGAAACTCTTAGAACTCTTAGAGAAAATAAACATATAACTCGAGATCAACTTTCTAAAGATACGGGAGTTTCTATAACAGCCTTATATTACTATGAAAAAGACCAAAAAACTCCCAGTATAGATATATTAAGAAGTCTTGCAAAAAGTTTAAATGTATCGGCTGACTACTTATTGGGACTAACAGACAATCCGTTGAATGAAAACAACGAAATGCCTGATTTCATAAAAAACAAACTGAATAAATTAGAAAACTTAGAAACACAAAATCTACCAGATAAATTAGAACAAATAGCAAAAGAGCTTCTAAATATATCAAAAAAACTTAAAAATATTTGAATTATTAAGGAGGCAAAGTATGCATATAGCTGATAGAGTATTTGATATAGCTTTTAAACAAATAGAAAATGAACATACATGTAGTAATTGTCAAAATAAAGTTAATTATAATTACTCAGATATCTACTATAAAAAAGTTATTTCATGTCCTTCTTGTGGTAAAGAATATTATTTTAACGACACAAATTTCAATAATAATTTAAGCTATTTGGAAACAAGAAAGAATTGGTTTATCGAAGCTATAAGCGATATTCAAGAAAAACAAAATATAAATTTAAACCATTTATCCGATAGCCAATTAGAAAAAATGTTTAAAGAAATAATTGATGACATAAAACAAATATTAAAAAAAGAAAATTAGAGATTTTTATAGTATTCATTTATTGCTTTTCTAACCATTTCTTTAAATTCTTTTTCAGTTGATTTTATAAATGAATTTTCCACGTTATAATGATTTACTTGAACTATTTCTGGTTTATTTTTCATAAAATCAGCTCCTTTTATATAACTTTTACTTTGTGAGAACTTTTATTTTGTTATTGTTTAAGCAATTAGTTGCTTATACTTACTAAGAAGTTCTTTAAGATCCACCACTCTGTATAATTTCAAAGTTGCTTTTTCGTATATTGGTTTATATTTAGAAGAGTGATTTACTATAGATAAAAAACTTTTATAATCTACTTTGTTTTTATCTGAGAATTCTCTAACAGACATTATTTTTTCACTCATTTTCTTTACCTCCTTTATGCGTTATCGAATATTATATTTTAATAATATCACTTTACGTATATTATTTAAAGTTTATTTATAACTATATATTATTATTTATAAATTATTATTAGTGATTATTATAATATTTCTTTTTTATTCGCAATTATCCGTATAGTTATATTACTGTGAAAATAATATGAGTTTTAAGCACTATTTTTGTGTTAAATTATGATAAAAAGAATATTTGAGGTGAAGCTATGTTTAGAGGCGATAGACTCAAAAGATTAAGAGAGCTAAAAGGTTTTACCCAGGCTCAATTAGTTGAAAAATTAGGAAAGTATAATTCTGGAGAATATAAAATTAAACAGAGTGTATTATCTAGATATGAAAGAAATGAAATCGCACCTAAAGCTAATAAATTATTGCTATTAGCTGAGTTTTTTAATGTAGATCCAGATTATTTATTGGGAAATATTGATACATATCAGAAAAAAGACAAGCCAAAAGCTAAAGTTGGTAAGGTGAGTTTTTATGATAAACCGTTAATCAAAGATGCTTATATAGAAAATGGAATAGTTTATTTTGATGAAATAAAAAAGATAACTCTTCCAGATATTAAAAATTGTGATTTTTTAGTTCTATCTGAAGATGACGATATGAATCCAAAAATAATTAAAAATGATTTAGTTATTTTTCAGAGAAAAGAATCTTTTGATACAGGCGATATTGTTTATGTGATTATAAATAATAAGGCAAAAATACGGAAAGCTATTTGGATAGATAAGCCTATGGCTTTATTCCAGGATATGTATGGAGAAAAACAGGAAATAACAAAAGATTTCAAAATAGTAGGAAAATATACAGGAGTAATACGAATGGAGCCCTAAAATAGGACTCCATTTTTATTTGCTTATCAAGAGTTAGATTAATAGCTGTAAAAATGTACATTTTTGATTAATTAATTTAGTGGGGATCGAATAATAAGAAATTGAAAATTTTAAAAATGAAAGGAGATGATCAAAATTCAAAATAATAATAATAAACATAATGAAAAAATTAACACATTAATTAATAATATTAATTCTGCATTATCTGAATTAGAAGAATATATAAGAAATGATTTAAATAAGAATACTCCAAAAGATAATTTGTATTTACCTAAAATTGAACTTCCAAGAGGATATATTAGAAAAAAAATATATTTTGAAAAGTCCTATAAATTAAATAAAATTTTTGATTCGTTTCAAGAAAATAAACTTATTGATAATTTAGCCTATTCTCTTCAATATACTGATTTTCTAAATTACTTATTTAATAGATTTAAAATAGGTGAAGATGGTTTATCAGTAGGCTTGATATTTAGGAAAACGTCAATTATATATATAGTAATAATAATTGAAACTATTACTATAGGTATATTAAAAAAAGCTATTAAAGAATGTAATAATTGTGAATATAAAAAATGCTTAATAACAAAAAAACAAGTATTATTTGGAAACAATCGTGGTAAAACTTTTAAAGATGCTTTAGATAAATTATATGATGTCAAAATAATTAATAAAGAGGAACATGATTTATATAAATATCATATAGATATCAGAAATCAAGTGCATCTTTTTTTAGCAAAAGAAAATGCTTTTAGAGAAAATCTTAATGTAAAAGATTATTCTAAAACTATAAAACTTTTAAAATTAACCAATCAATTATATGATAGATTTCAAAATATACAATGCAATAAAATCAAAGAATCTTTTGTTTAGTTATAGTAATATTAAAATAAACATTATTTTAACCATAAAATGATATTATTATGGAGGAATAAGTATGAATACTTTTAAAATTCGGTATGAAGGTCAAAATATATCTCCAGAAAACATAAGAATCGATTTCCTTATTGAAACATTACCTAAAATACAGAAAATACTAGCATTACTTTCGGAAAGCTATCTACATAAAAAAGATATTAAAAAAATTAATAAAAATACTATAAAAGAATATAATTTAAGCATTAAAAATATTGAAACAGGTAGCGTAGTACTTGAAATAGGTGAATTTATAGAAAACAAAAAATTAATTAATAATGAAAATAAAATTCAAAAAGCAATTGAACTTTTAAATGAAACAAATAGTATTTTTAAAAGTGGAGAAATAGATAGTTTTGATGAAAAATATCCCTATAACACCAAAAAACTAGTTCTAAAAGAATTTAAAAAGATTTCAGAATATACTAAAAATAACCATATTGATTTTTCTTATTATTATAATCAAAACCATATTTTATATAAAGAAGAATTTTTTGAAAATCTAGAAGAAAAAATTTTTAAAGACGATATAATAATTAGTAAAGAAATAAAAATTGGCATGGTTTCTTTAAATGACGTTTATAAAAATAATACTGAAGTAAGAGCAGGAGAAAAAGATAAAATTAAAATACCTAAAAAATATTATAAAGATTTTATTAAATTCTTTAAAAAACCTGTATTAATAAATGGAAAATTTAGGATCGAGAAAAATAACCCAGAAATATCTCTTAAAGAATTAGAGAAGGTGGAAGAATTGCCTAAGAATTTTAATGTAAATAAAATAAATTATGAAAATAGAAGTTTTATGTTTAAGAACCCTTTAAACCTTAAATATGAGGTACAAGAAGATGGATATACAGAAATCCATATACCTTTATTTAATACTTTAGAATATGGAGATAATTTTGCTGAAGCATGGTTTTATTTAAAACAAGAAATAGCAGATACATATGATCTATTATTTGAGTCAAAGTATAAAAACAAACTTTCTAAATTCTCTAAAGAATTAAAGGATTATCTATCAAAGAATTTGGAGGTGAAGAAAAATTTCTAACTTTAAACCAAAAGAAATAGAAAGAGCTTTGAAGAAAAAAGGGTTTGAAATGTATAACACACATCATAAAAGATTTATTTTTACTGATAAAAATGGAAATATTTGTAAGGAGTTAAGCACTAGACTAAGTCATAGTAACAAAAAAGATTACAATGATAAACTATTAAATTCAATAAAGAAACAACTAAAATTAGATAATAAAAATCAAGTAGAAGATTTAATTAACTGTCCATTATCTGAAGATGAATATAGAAAAATAGTAAATCCCAAAGTAAATAGTAATTTAATATAAGCCTCTGATTAATCAGAGGTTTTATTTTTAGGTATTTTGCTATAAAATCATAAGCCTTCTTTTTCTTCTTTTGGACAATCAAGTATTTCAAAAAGATCTTCTGAGCTAAATTGAAGCTTCATATATTCTTCTTCATATATAACTGGTAATAAAGATAAAGAATCTTCTAATAATGTATATTCACTCTCTTTATATATTATTTGTATTTCTCTTAGCATTATATCCCCTCCTGAGGATATTTTATAAATTGCATTTTGGAGTAAAGAAAATTAAAGGAAATCTGATATTTATAATCAAATAAATTATTTTAATGATAATTATGACTATAATTATAGTCATAATCTTTCTTGATTTTAAATTTTAGTGAGAGTATAATTGTAATACGTTTGTATAATAAATATATTATTTTATATTTAAGGGGGGAGATATTATCAAGATTATTGATTATGTTGAAGAAAAAAATAGAGAAGAATTTTCTACTCTCCAATTAAAAATAATTGAACAAATTATTGAAAAAGATTTACTCAGAGCAGAATTGATTCTTGAAAATCTACAAAATAGTGATAATGAATTAAAATAGTACTGAATGAGGTGATAAGATGAAATTTGCTGCAGCTTATGTTAATAAACAACATGATGTTTATTTAAGTGTAAGCCAAAATAAAATAAAAAGATTTACAGATAAAGATTATGAAGAAATGGCTGAATTATATAAGTATCTTAGAAAAATAAAAGATAAATCAAAAAGATGTAATTGATAAGATAAGATAATATATTATAATGTTTATGAATAGAGAGGAAATCTCTAAAAATATATTTTGGAGGGATACTTATGGAAGAAAATTTATTTGAATATTTAGCTTCAAAAAGAAGTGATTATAGTTCGGAAAATGTAAAATATTCTGTTGGTGAAATAATAAGAATGTATGAAAAAGAAAGATTATTTATACAACCAAATTATCAAAGATATTTTAGATGGGATATAGAGCAAAAAACAGATTTCATAGAATCTTTATTATTAAGATTGCCTATTCCACCTATATTTATTTATAAAAAAGAACAAAAAAAATTAACTTATGAAGTACTAGATGGACTTCAAAGGATTGCAACAATTTTAGAATTTACAAATTCATTAAAAGAAAATATTAAATCAACTTCTTCTAACGGCCCATTAAAATTAGGTAATTTTAAAATATTGACAAAATATAATAATATGAATTGGAAAGACTTTAAAGAGAATGATTTAGATTTTGCATTTGAACAATCAAGCTTATTATTTACAATAATAAGTACTTCTGCTAATGAAAAATTTGAAACTAATTTTGGAAATATGAATATTAAATATGAAATTTTTAGAAGGTTAAACACAAATATTTCTCCTTTATCTAATCAAGAAATTAGAAATGCTATTTTACAAGGTTTAATGAGTAATATTTTTAATAAAATTGATGAAAAATTACCTAAAATTTTAGAAAGTTATTTACCAAATTCTTATTTAGAACAAAGAAAAGATGTCGAAATATTTATAGAATTTTCTTTAATTAAAAATTTTAATAAAAATAGAAATTTAATTGAAAAAAGTAATGATTTATCTGAAATATTAAATTATTATATTTATGAATTAACAAAAGAACAATTAGAAACAGAATTTAATGAGTTTATAGATTTTATTAAATTAAGTGAAGAGCACAAATTTAAAAGATTTTATTCTAATGAAGGAACTTATAGAAATACTTTTATTCAATTTTTCTTTGAAACTTGTGCAAATATATATTTTATGGATAAAAATAAGTTAAAAAATTACAATAATTATTTTAATAGATCTTATGCAGACATTATTCAAGAAAGAAAAACTAATAATCCAAATGCAAAAATTAGATTTTTAGAAGCTAAAAGGTATGCAGAAGATATTATAAAAGACTCTATTTAAGGTGAAACATTATGAATAAAAAAATTAAAAAAAATACGAAAAAAATAAACGACTTGTTATCAAATGCTATAAGTAATTTATCAGATTTAAAAAATTTTTTAAATCAGTCAAAAAACGAAGATAATTATAAATACCTTATTTTTTCTGGTATTTCTTATTCAAATGCTATTTATGAATATATAATAGTTGAAATAACTAATATTTTTTTAAAAATAAAAAAAAAGAATTCTTATGATAATTTATACATATATATGTCAAAATTTAACTATTCTAAATTAAAATCTGATTTCCTTGAAAATTCTATTAAAAACACTCTTTCTATTGAAGATGAAAGATCACAAGTAGATTCTAAAATTATGGATACATGTATACAAAATAAAAATATTTCAAGAATAGAATATATTATTAAATTATTAGAAATAGAAATAAGTGATACTGAATACATTGATTATACTAATATATTTGATTTTAATTCATCTGAAATTAATAATTTCGATAATCTATTAAATTCTATTATCAGTAAATACAAAGAAAGAAACGATCTTTTACATGGTTCTGTTTTTTATGAAGAACAATTGGATTCATCTAAATTTGATGAAACACTTGATTTTATAAATAATTTAATATTTTTATTTAAAATAATTAAAGAAGAATTAATAAAAAAACCTATAGACATTTATAGTGAACTATAGTATAATCATCATAGGAGGTTATACTATGAATGATATTGAATTATACTTTTATGAAAATGAATTAAATTACTTAAAAAAACATAGTATAAATTATAGAAAAGAATATTCTCAATATTTTACAAGCTTTGAATATTCAGAAAAAATTATAAATCATATTAATCTTGATGAATACAAAAATTATGATTCTTTAAATATTTTAGAGCCTTCAGCGGGTACTGGAAATTTAATACTAAAAATAGTGGAAAAACTATCTAAATTTAACAATATTAAAAATGTTCATATAGATATTTTTGAGTTAGATGAAGAAATTATACCTATATTAGAAGATAATTTAAAATATTTATTTTTGAAATATAATTTTTTTACATACAAAATTCATAATCGTGATTTTATAAATTATAATATAGAAAAAAAATATGATATTATAGTTTCCAATCCTCCTTATAAAAAATTAAATCTTAATAAGATTGGTAAGTGGAATAAATATTTCTTAGGACAACCAAACATATATCAATTATTCATTTTAAAGTGTTTATCTTTATTGAATGAAAACGGTAATTATTGCCTTATTTCTCCAAAAAGTTTTTATTCAGGAAAGTATTCTGAATTAATTAGAAAATTTATTTTTGAAAATTTTTCTATTTATTCAATTCATTCTTTTAATGCAAGAAATCACATTTTTGGTAATTCAGTAATTCAAGAAGTTATAATTACTAGTATAATAAAAAAAGACATTGAAAAAACTAAAATTTTCTATAATGGTAATACAAACTACGAAATATCAAATAAAAGCAATTTTATAAATAAAGAAAAAAATATTATTCTTGTTCCTAATAATATAGATATTTTTAATACAATAAATACAATAAATAAAAAATTTACTAAATCACTTGATGACTTAGGATATAAACTCAAAATAGGTGAAGTTGTACCCTTTAGATCTAAAAAAATAGTTGAATTGTCTAATGAACACTATAAAAAAAATAAAAATTTTATTCCTCTATTAAGAGTAAGACATATAGAAAATAATACTATTAATTATAAAGAATTAAAAACTAGAAATACAAAATATGTTTCAATTAAGTTTGATAAAGGAAGAAACATTTTCATTAAAAATGATAATTATTTAATTTTAAAAAGAGCTATTGATAAAGAAAATGAATTTTTATTTCAACCTATTATATATAAAAAAAATATTTTTGATTCAGATTATATTTCTTTTGAAAATAATCTAATTTATTTTTATAAAGAAAAAGAAACTTTTAAACTGGAAGAATTATATGGCTTATTCTGTATATTTAATAGCAAGATATATGATAATTACTATAGGTCACTAAATAGTTCTCATGGAATAATAAAATATGAATTAGAAGAAATGAATTTCCCTAATAAAAATCAAATTATAGCCCTAGGTAATAGACTAATTAAATTAAAATCACTTGATAAAGAAACTTGTAATGAATTAGTATTAAATTTATTAATATAAAAAATAGATTTGGTTAAATATCAAATCTATTTTTTTATAACTTGATTTAATTCTTATACAATAGTATAATATTTTTAATGTTCTAAAACCTCTAAATTCAATTAAAATATATATATATATTTGGAGGTGAATTTAATGATAAAATTAACTCTTTTTGTAAATGAAGATGAATTAGATTTTTTATATGAAATGAAATTTGAGCTAACTGGAACTTTTAATTTAAGTCAAAAAGAATACTTTAAATATTATAAATTTCTGTGCAGATTAGATCAAATTGATATTAAAGGGGATGATATAAAGTGAAAAAAGCTGTAGCTTATACAAGATTCTCTTCTGAAAATCAAAATGATGTATCAATAGAAGCTCAAATGAGGGCAATTAAAGAATATGCAGTTAAAAATGATTATGAAATAGTAAAACAATATATTGATAGAGCTAAGAGTGCTTCTTCTGATAAAAGACCAGAATTTCAAAAAATGATAAAGGATTCTAAATCCGGAAATTTTGATGCTGTTATTATACATAAGATCGATAGATTTGCAAGAAATATGAAAGATGCAGCTTGGTATAAAGCAGAGTTAAATCAGTTTAATGTTGACTTACTATCTGTAAATGAAGATTTAACTGGAGAATCTGGAGATTTAGTTTTTAATATCATGGCCAGTGTAGCTGATTGGTATCTAAAAAATCTAAAAAATGAAATCGATACTAAGGTTAGAATTACTGCTGAAAAAGGTTATTTTTTAGGTGGAATTCCTCCTTTTGGTTTTTCAACAGAAGATACTTATGAAGAAATGAAATATGGAGATCGTATAAAGAAAATCAAAAGAAAAAAATATATAATTAATGAGGAAGAAGCTAAAATAGTTAGATATATGTTTGATTTAGCAGAAAAAGGATTTTCTACTATAAATATACAAAATAAATTAAATGATGAAGGCTATAAAACAAGAAAAGGCAAAAAATGGCATTATTCATCAATTTATGATATGTTACACAACCCAAAATATTCTGGAACTTATGTTTATGCAAGAGGAAATCACAGAACATCACATATAAAAAGAGATGATGCAGTAGTTATTCCAAATGCTATTCCTGAAATAATTTCTCAAGAAAAGTGGGAATCTGTTCAAAAAGAAATGAAAAAACGTAGAAGAATCAAATCAAACACAAAACAATATTTGTTAAAAAGATTAATTTATTGTGGTGAGTGTAAAAATCATATGATTCCATACGGTGGAAATTATTCACGATATGTATGTTCAAAATGGGAAAGTGAGAGAAAAAAGGGGATTAAACCAGACCACTTTATGTCGATAGCTAAAGACAAAGTAGAAAACTATGTTATTGACTTTATGATAAATGAAGTATTTAAAAACACTGATACAAAAATTATTGCAGATAATATTAATAAGTTATCAAAAATTAAATTGGAAAGATCCAAAGAAAATATTAATAAATTAAATGAAAATATTGAAAAATTAAAACTAAAGAAAGAAAGATTAGAAAAGAATTATTTAAACGCTGTTGAATCTGGATTAGAATCTTCTGTATTTTTAAATAGAATAAAAGAAATAAAAAATAATTTAAAAGAACTAAAGAATGAATTTGATCAGAAAGATTTTAGATTACCTGATATAGATGAAAAGATTATTCAAGATATGCTAAATGATTCATTAAAAAAATTATTATCTGGGAGTTTTGAAGAAAAAAGAAAATTACTATCTGAAATCATAGAAAGAGTTGAAATAAGAAACTCTAATAATAGTAAAAGAAAATATATAAACATTAAATTGAAAGGGGTAAGTCTTTATATCAGTAAATTACAAGATATATGAGATTGTTATCTAAGGTAACCGCTCCCTAAAATCTTATTATGTTGGTATTTTCAAATCCCTTCGTTGCCTCCATTATTCATTCACTAGTACATAAGATGCAAAAAAAGAAGCTTATTAGCTTCTTTTTTTATTTTATTCTATAATTTTTATATCCTTTATAATCAATTTTTATTATT